GATTAATGGATGAACATCTCGTGGGCATGTAATTCCCTCTACGTAGCGATCGGACAATGTTGTAAATTGTTCCTTCGTCCCACGAAAGGGAAATCCGGCAGAAGTATTAAAGACCATGGAATTTACTCCTTGGACTCCATCTATGCCAGATATGATAGCATCATCAGGCAATACACCGACTGCCTCGTACATACTTTCATTCATACCTCCCAATAAAGTTGTTTCAAAATCAACATAAGCTTTTTCAATAGAATCCCCTTGGAATTTATAAGCTGTATCGACTTTATCAAGAATATCAACTTCTTGGTGTCTAATGTGCGCCATCTCCGATGGTTGATCATGTAATCTCTCTAATCCCATAACCTCTGTAACTGTTTGCGAAATGTCACTAACGCGAACGTGAGATTTGGGAGTTCCACGAGGGAATTCATGCCCACCATAAATTTTACACTTGGCGGCCGGAGGCAAATAAGTTACAACACTCTTCTCATGTGGAGTAGATAGTTTAACATCAATACCTGCGATTTTATCGGGAAAAGGCATCGCCGAATGAGAAGCTAATATAGTAGGCTTCGTATTCAGGTTTGCTATCCCATCAAGTAATTGCTGCCTGGTTAAAGCACCAGCGCAACCAAATGATCCTTTGCCGGCTAAGTGAAAGCCGGGGATAAACTTCTCGCCTTTGTTATTTTCAGCGATAAGAGTTGCCATACACAACCCATTAAAAGTTTCTCCAGGAAAAGAATAAGTCAAGGATTCAAACTCCCCACCCTCAGTTGTGGAATTATGTCCACGCGTTAAGAGCATAGGGGGAAATCTTTTCACCTTGCCGCAATCATTAAATAACATGATAGAAGTAACCTTCTTACCACGCGCTATTGGATCCGCAAAATATCCGACAATGTCTTTATGGTCTCCCATTTCAGGAAGATACCAAAGAGCGTAGTCAGTTTTTGGAATTCGTAACGTACTTTCAGGATGTAGAAACACATTTTTTGGATGCGCTCCGTCCTTAATAATGCGTGCTTCCATAGTCTTTTTAGGGACCATATGATTTGGAATTAGCAAAATAGAACTCCTGAGTGGCACTGCGTTACAAAATTTAGCGTTATCCTCGGGTCCGACTTTCAACAAATATTGACGCTTCTTCATGCTTGCAATAAGCTGATCAGTTGTCATCGTTTTAGTCTCTTGAGGAGTGTTTACTTTAAGTTTATAAGCAAGTTCACGTTCTGATTTATTTTCAGATCCCCACCAGGGCTTAACATCCTCTTTATCTTTTTTACGGAAAATAGGAGCATAGCCTTGACTGGTAGGTAACTTTTGGGCTTTTCGGACCATTCTAGTTAGAATGCCAATAGTAGCCATACCACCAAAAGCAGAAATAATTTTCAGTTTCGTGGTCCAAGGCACTTCAGCAATATAACGTGATAGTCTAGGTAGATTAGTGACAGTTCTGAGAAGTTGTTCTCGTTTCCTATTATAGTGGATTAACACATAGAGTGCTGTCCATAAGAAAACCATAAGGAAAAATATCATAGTGCGAAAGCCTGCCATCTCGAAAAATAACGACATGAGAAACATAAACACCAAGAAGTAACCTTGACGGTAAAACGGTCTGACTAAATCTATTTCGTAGTAAGTAGTTAACAATAAATATCCTTCCTTGGTCTGTAAAAACGCCGCCCAGCGCTCTTCAAGCCAACACATGATAATTTCTTCGCGAAGTAGAATGTATTCCTTAACATCATCAAAGATGCCAAAGAATTGCGAATCAAATTCAGTGGGAAGTCCGTCATCTCCAAGCTCTATAACCTCTTGCGCACGCTGAGCGTTTACAAAATTAGTTTGAGCGATAAAATGTGCTTCGGAATCTTCCTTTATGAAAGTTAATAACTCCTTAATTCCAATATTTTCCAACTTTTTGCCATTGAAATCGTAGGCTAGGTATTTTACACCTTTCCTTTCGACTCCACCAGCAGCAACAGCGTATTCAACTGTATAGTTAGCGTGATCCGGGTAAACGGAATCACCGAAGGCTTCTTGAATTTTCTTTGGATCAAGCATTGTAGTTCCGTCTTGACAATACTCAGGCTTTACAGACATTGAGATCGTAACTTGGAAACGACGATTAATAGAAAGAGGTTCGTTAGAATAAACTCCGGCATTTAGGTCCTTTACATTCGTAGTACCAAGTACAACCATGGGTTCAATCATTACGTTGCCTTTCATATCTACATTAGGGTTAAGGGCCGCTATAGGAACATTATTAATGAACTGAATGACTTTCATTAGAGGGTTACCCTCTACCGAAGCCTGTGTCGCATTAGCTAGATCATCAAAGATTACACCAGCATGATACGAACGATATTCGGATTGAAATTTATCAAATTCGTTCAAAGTAATAATACTACGGGGGGATGAATCAAAATCATTAATTGCAAGCATGTAGCGCAAAAAAGGCATAGCAAGAGAAGATTTACCAACAGCAGATCCTCCAAATAAGAGAACGCCATAAGGCTTAATCCTAATACTATCTTTCTGGGCCATATAGCGAGAAATAGAAATTGATTTTAATTCTTTCAGTTTTGAACCATAATAACTACGTTCGCCATCTTTACAATTGTCTAAGAGTGTCAATGTTTTCTCTGACATTTCTGCAAGAATGCGATCATATTCATGTTGATCCATATCGAGGCGTCCAGATTCGACTAATACTTTCTTAGATGTAAGCATAGTAAAGTCATCTTCATACTTCGATTTAACTGCATCGACGTAAAACGCTTCCAATGAGAATGTTGTCAAAAATTCTCCTAGACACGTTAAAAACGTCTTTACAAAGGTACCAATTCCTTCAACTAGATCCATAACGGTTACTGGTTGACGAAGAGATTCACTCTTCAGAATAGTGACGCCTTTGTATTCCCATTCTATGTGTTCAAGCCATCCAAGCGTAACTAACATATTCATTATCTGAAAGAAAGATGCAAAGAGAACTGAGCGACGAAAGTACTTGGCATGCTTAGCAAAGTCAGCACATTCGTTTAAAAATGGTTCAGGCGATGGTAAATCAAGATCTTTACAAAGTTCGTAAAACTTATCTGAAGTTTCTGATTTAAATCCATCTAGGGATGCCCATAATTTGAAAAAGATGTAACGTGTGGCTCCAGAATAATCATAACCTGCTTGGCTATTGTAATCTGGTACGTTCTTTTTCGAAGATTTGGCTTTCTTCTTTTTTGACGCTTTATCAGCGTTTTCCTTCTTGATCTTCGCTTTTTGTCGCGAAGCCTGTTTCCTCCTGTACTGCAAACGAGCAAACATTTTCTCGTCCTCCACGAGATTGTTGCTGTAAGTACTAGACTGGCTTGTTCCAGTCTTCTTGTTTGATGCGGTAGAAGTTCTAGAGTTCATGAAATAATAAAATAACACGAACCGAAGAACCAATAACGCAACCGGTAAGGGTTGGTTAAAAGGTTCAAAAGCGAACCACGTTTTAATCCATAATGAAATGGACGTATGTCAACTGCCTAGGACGCAAGGTCCTTCAAAGCAACGTTAACCGTGATTCTACGGTTCCTCGTCAATACTAAGCTAATTAAAGCATTTCTTGCCGAGTAGTTGTGGGCTGGTATTTGTGTTCTTAAATGAACGAGGTCCCAGTGACCTACTAAATAAAATAATCTAATCCTCCAGTAAACTGAAAAGGATTAATGCTCTTGCGTTAGAGCTTTACCACGGTTTGTATTACAGGTCAAACGATGGGGTGATACCTCTCACTTTTAAAAAGTGGTATCGGACGCAATTAAGGGCCCGATTGTAAATTGGGTTGCCGGTTTCGCGGGCAGCGAGCGGGATTGATAGTACTCTATCAACGAGAATAAATATTTATTAATAAAATTAAATGTACGGTTTTCTGAAAACGTACACGAGTTCGGAAAAAAGACTTAGTTATGGGTTCTAGGAAACCATAAAAAGTATAGTTTCGGTGAACTCAAATTAAATTGAAATAATAAAATTACAAAGCGCAGCATCAGTGCTAAATGATGCAACGAAATATAAGAATATAGGAGACTTCACAGAGTGGTTAAACTCTGTGAGAG